GATGCTGGTGGAGATGGTTCATTCTCATATGATAGTGCTACTGGCAAGTTTACTTATACGGGACCTAGCGCAACTGAAGCGAGAGCACACTTTAGTGCAGATCAAAAAGTAATTCGATATAATAGTTCTACTGGTGTATTTAATGTAGATAGTAGTGCAATTAGAAGTATCTTTAGTGCATCAGGAACTCTAGCATATGATAGTGCAACTGGACAATTTACTGCTTCTGGTATAGATTCAGCTTCGATTAGAAACATCTTTAGCGCTAGTGGCGATTTAAGTTACGATTCTGCCACAGGACAATTTAGCTTTACACAAAGAACTGATGCCCAGGTTAGAGGATTAGTAAGTGTAACTGATGCTGGTGGAGATGGGTCTTTATCATATGATAGTGGCACAGGAGTATTTACTTACACCGGTCCTAGCGCTACTGAAGTTCGAGCACACTTAGTTGCTGGAACTGGTGTAACATATGATTCAGCTGCTGGTAGGATTTCTATTGGTCAATCAGTTGGAACTGGAGACTCTGCCACATTCTCAGGATTAAGAATATTAAATGATGTAACAGTTGGTAGTCAATTAACTTCTCCTTCTGCAGTTATAACAGCAATAGAAGGTACAACATTTGATTTAACTGGCACATCAAATGCTAATAAACCAGCTTACTCAGAATCCAAAATGTGGTATGACACCGATGCTAAAACATACGCATTCCATACTTCTGACTCTGATTACGTTCAATATCTTGGCGAGAAAGAATGGGTAAGAGGTAGAAACTCTTCTGGTTCTACAATTACAAAGGGAACTCCAGTTTATACAAGTGGCGTTCATATTCCTGGACATCCTATTCATGGTCATCACCCATTAATATATCCAGCTGATGCTAGCAATGCAGCTATGTATGAAGTCATTGGTATAACTGCTCATGATATTCTAAACGGTGAACATGGCTATGTGTTAACTCGTGGTTGGTTACAATATATCAACACTGCTTCATTGACATCTGGTGAAAGATTCCATTTAGCGCCTGGTGGTGGTATACAAAAAGATGCACCAACATATCCAAACTATCCAGTAGATTTGGGTATTGCGCTTACTGTTGATTCAGCTGGTGGTGGTGGATCTGTTTACGTCGATATTAATAGCCACACTCAAGAACAATTACGAGTTACTGGAAATGGTAGATTCGATGGTAATATGTTTGTTGGTGGTAACTTAAACGTTGTAGGAACAACGACACAAGCTCAAACCACATCGATTACAGTATCATCAAACTTAGTAAAACTATTGGATGGTAATACACTTGGTACAACGTATAATACACCAGGTGGTTTAAACGATATTACGTTTACTGGAAGTTATAGAGGTGACTCTGATCTTTACTATTTTGTAAAAATTACAGCAACCGATTCAGCAACAGTTGGTGATACTATTCAGTGGGGTATTTCTGACTCAGCAACAATGGGTTACGGTTCATTCAACGGAACGTATGGATATGGTAATTCATTTGATTCTGCGAGTTCAGGTATCACATCTTGGAACTTTGTAACAAATGGTAAAACTGCTCCACTAAGAAATAATATTTCAGCACAAACGGTTTCAGTTTCAGGACATACACTTAATGATGTATGGTCTTCAAACCCTGTTGAATTAAACCTAGACTTAGGTATTGTTGGTAACTATAACCCAAGTGGTCCTGGTGGAATTAAATATGCTGGTATTTACAGAGATGTTGGAGATGGACGGTGGAGATTCTTTGATGGATTGACACAAAACTTAGACTCAAATCAAGTTACTATTTCAAGTGGAGATGGCTTTACATTATCTGACATTCAATTTGCGACTGCGCATGGTAGTTTAACTGGTAATGTTACAGGACAAGTTTCTGACTTATCAAATCAATATTCAACAATTAGAGGATTAGTAAGTGTAACTGATGTTGGTGGTGACGGGTCTTTATCATATGACAATGGCACAGGTGTTATAACATATACTGGACCATCTGCTACTGAAGTAAGATCTCATCTTATTGGTGTTGATGCCGGCGGTGATGGATCGTTTGCATATGATTCAGCTACTGGTAAGTTTACTTATACTGGTCCAAGTGCATCAGAAGTAAGAGCGCATTTCTCTGGTGGTACCGGCGTTACAATTACTGATGGTAGTGTAGCCATTGGACAAGCGGTTGGAACTGGTGATGCGGTTACATTTGGTGGATTAACTGTAAATGGTAATATAACAGTATCAGGCACAGTTGATGGTCGTGATGTGGCTACTGATGGAACAAAGCTCGATGGAATAGAATCAGGTGCTACTGCCGATCAATCTGCAGCAGAAATATTATCAGCATTATTAACAGTGGATGGCGCTGGTACATTATTAGATGCTGATAAACTCGATGGCCAAGAAGGCTCATATTATAGAATAAACGTGTACGATGCTTCAGGCTCGTTACTTAATTAATAGGATTTAGATATGTCATCTCCAGCATCAAGACAACAATTAATTGACTTTTGCTTAAGACGCTTAGGTGAACCAGTCATTGAAGTAAACGTGGACGAAGATCAAATTCAAGATAAAGTAGATGATGCTCTTCAAGTTTATCAAGAATATCATTCTGATGCAACCAAAAGAATTTATTTGAAGCATCTAGTTACTGACACTGATGTTGCAAATGAATATATTTCAATTTCAAGTGATATTATATATGTTTCTAAGTTGTTTCCTGTATCATCTACATTTCAAACATCATGGAACTTTTTTGATATAAAATATCAAATGATGCTAAATGATATTACAGATTTGCAAAATTTTGCTGGAGATCTAGCATATTATGAACAATTGCAACAATATTTAACGTTGCTTGATATGAAACTTAATGGTTCTCCACAAGTACAATTTTCAAGAAGAGAAAACAGGCTTTATATATTTGGAGATTTTGGAGATGAAGATATAAAAGCTGGCGATTATGTTGTTGCAGAAGTTTATCAAATTTTAAATCCTGATACAAACACATCGATATATAATGATAAGTTTATTAAGAATTATACAACTGCCTTAATTAAACAACAATGGGGACAAAATTTAATTAAGTTTGAAGGAATGCAGTTACCTGGTGGTGTTACCATGAATGGTAGACAAATTTATGAAGATGCTATGAATGATATTGAAAAACTTCTAGAACAAGTCAGATTGGAGAGTGAACTTCCGCCTGATTTCTTCGTTGGATAATATAAATGTTAAATCCATATTTTGATAACGGCCGGCGCAGAAGATCAGAGAAAAGGCTTTATGAAGATTTAATCATAGAAGCAACTAAGATCTATGGCGTTGATGTATATTATCTTCCGCGTGAGGTCATTAATAAAGATACTATATTAAATGATGATGTTCCATCAAGATATGGTCAACACTATAAAATTGAAATGTACATTGAGAATTCTCAAGGATTCGAAGGTGAAAGGGATATATTCACTAAGTTTGGTGTTGAAATAAGAGACCAAGCAACCTTTATTGTTGCTAGAAGACGTTGGGAACAACATATAGAACCTAGAGTTACTACACTTCGAGGTGAACCTTACTTTAGACCTAAAGAAGGTGATTTAATTTATTTACCTTTATCTAATTCTTTATTTCAAATTAGAATGGTTGAAGATGAAATACCATTCTATCAATTAAGAAATCTTGCAACATATACAATGCAATGCGAACTCTTTGAATACAATGATGAAGATCTTGATACTGGTGTTGAGGACATCGATAATCTTGAAAGTATTAATGCTCAGCAATGGGTACTTACTATGGATTCTGCTTCAAGACAATATCAAGTTGGAGAAACTGTAACACAGACACTTTCAACTGGTACAATTGTTAGCATGGAAGTTCAAAGATGGTCAGATTCTGATCTTAAACTTTATGTAGCTCATGTTGGAGCTGATGATGGTAAATTCCATATTCCAATCGCGGATATTCAGGTACTCGGTTCATCTTCAAATGCTCTTGCTAGACCAAGCGCTGTAAGTGAACACTTAAGCTTAAGAAACGCAGGAGCTGATCAATCACAAGAATTTGATGATTTCGAGGCTGGATTTATTGACTTCTCTGAAGAGAATCCATTTGGAGATACACAATAATGTTTGGAACTCATTTTTATCATCAAAGAATTAGAAAATCAGTTGCTATGTTTGGTTCTCTATTCAACAATCTATATGTTCTTAGAAAGAATTCGTCTGGTGCAGTAATTAGTACAGTTAGAGTTCCATTAAGCTATTCTAATAAAGATAAAATGTTAGAAAGAATTAATATTATGCAAGAAGGAAATACTCCTCAGCATTCTTTAGCAATTAAGCTTCCAAGAATGGGATTTGAAATTACTGCTATTACATATGATCCATCTCGTCAATTGTCTAAAACAACCAACATTAATAAAGCAGTTGCTGATTCAATAACAAGAAGACATAAAATTTATACTGGAACGCCATACAATATTGGATTCCAGTTAAACATATACGGTAAAACCATGGATGATGTTCTACAAATTGTTGAACAAATTATTCCATACTTTACTCCACAATATACGGTCACAGTAAAACCTTTATCAGATTTTTCTGATATTAAAGAAGATGTACCATTAGTACTTAATAGTATTTCTTTTAGCGATGACTATGAAGGCACTCAAGAATCAAGAAGAACAATTATATACACTTTAGATTTTGAAATGAAAGTTAACTTTAGGGGTCCAATACCAGATTCAGGTACTTCGATTATTCGTAAAGTTACAAATAACATATATAACTATGAGGCAGGGGGTTTAGATTCCGATATGAAAATAGAGACTCTTACCGTTCTACCGAATCCATTATCAGTCAACCCAGACTCAGATTATGGATTTACTACAACATTAGTGAATATAGTAGATAGCGCATAATGACAGATGAAAAAAATATAGATGATGACTACAAATATACTCGGGCAAATTATTACGAACTTTTAGAAAAAGGCCGTGAAAGTCTCGATTTAATGATTGAAGTTGCTAGACAGTCAGAGCATCCTCGTGCTTTTGAAGTTCTTTCTAATATGATGAAACAAATGTCTGAAATTAATGAGAAGTTAACAGATCTCAATAGAAAACAAAAAGAACTTAAAAAAGAACTTCCAGAAGATAATAGAAAAATTACTAATAATAATCTTTTTATTGGTTCTACTGTAGACCTACAACGATTATTAAATCAAAAACCCGAAGAGAGCGTAGTTACAATTGAGCAGACACCAGAGTGATAGTTATCTTGGTCATGCATCTATTAAAAGAGATGGTATTACTCAAGAATGGACTAAGGATGAGGTATTAGAGTATCAAAAATGTATGAGGGATACCTCATATTTTATTGAGAAATATATCAAGATTATCCAACTTGATAGAGGATTAGTTCCATTTGAGCCATATCCATATCAAAGAGAAATGTTCAAGACATTTGAAGACAATCGATTTGTCTGTGTTTTGGCGTGTAGACAATCTGGTAAATCTATTTCTGTGTGTGCATATCTTCTGTGGTATGTACTCTTTAATCCAGAAAAAACTATAGCTATTCTTGCCAACAAAGGTGATACTGCTAGAGAAATGCTAGCAAGAATATATCTTATGTTGGAAAATATTCCATTCTTTTTACAGCCTGGATGTAAAGTATTAAATAGAGGCTCTGTAGAATTTAGTAATAATTCAAAGATTGTAGCAAGAGCAACATCAAACAGTTCTATTCGTGGTCTTTCAGTTAACTTACTTTATCTAGATGAGTTTGCTTTTGTTGAAAGAGCAAATGAATTTTATACATCAACCTATCCGGTTGTATCTTCTGCAAAAGAATCAAAGGTTATTATTACCTCAACAGCTAATGGTCTAGGTAATACTTTTTATAAAATATGGGAAGGCGCTATACAAGGTACAAATTCATATAAACCATTTAGAGTTGATTGGAGTGATGTACCTGGTCGTGATGAGAAATGGAAAGAAGAGACAATAAACAACACTTCCCAATTACAATTTGATCAGGAATTTGGAAACACTTTCTTTGGTACTGGTCACACTCTTATTAATGCTGATACACTAATGTCTTTACGAGCGTCTCGTCCAGTTGAAGTACTGGAAAATGGCGCATTACTAATATACGAAAAAACACAAACTAAACATAATTATGTTATTACAGTTGATGTTTCTAAGGGAAGAGGACAGGATTATAGTACGCTAAGCGTCTTCGATATATCGACGGAACCATTTAAACAGGTTGCCACTTATCGCGATAATCATATCTCTCCTTTACTCTATCCGAATATTATATATAAAATCGCGAAATCTTACAATAATGCATTTGTTGTAATAGAAAATAATGATCAAGGCTCAATGGTATGTAATGGTTTATATAATGAACTTGAATACGAGAATGTTTATTTAACGTCTCTAGTAAAACACGATGGCATTGGCGTCGAGATGACTCGTAGAGTAAAAAGAATTGGTTGTACTGCAATCAAAGAATTATTAGAAAATAGAAAGCTTGATCTCGTCGATGAAAACACAATCTTAGAAGCTTCAACATTTATAGAACATGGTAGTTCATGGGCAGCATCTGATGGTAATCACGATGACCTCATGATGAATTGCGTTATGTTTGGTTATTTTGTATCAACAAAAATGTTTAATCAATTAACAGATATTGATTTAAAAACTATGATTTATGAAGATGAAGTTAAGCAAATTGATAATGAAGTAATTCCGTTTGGGTTTGATGATGGGTTAGATGCAGTTATTGATGCTGAAGCAGAGAGTAAAAAAGGTGTCCAAGTTGTTGATTGGACTTTTTAGAATATAGGTTATTTATAAATAAATACATTGAAAATAACCGTATTATGAAAAAACTTATCATTTGCTAAACGAACAAAAGGAACAATGCTATGGCAATATCAACTCCATCACAGTCTCCTGCAATTACGGTTAGAGAAATAGATCTTACGGGAGTAGTCCCTAATGTTCCAACCTCTACAGGTGTATTTGTCGGTGACTTTTCTTGGGGTCCGATGAGACTGCCAACTCTAGTATCTCAAGAGAAAGAGTTAGCTGAAACATTTGGAACTCCAACAAC